GACCCTGCGAGAACCGCCCTATCGACTCATCATGTGCGTATGCACGAGCGCGTGCCATCTCGTCAATGCGCTCATTACGCAGGCGCTCCTCGCTGCGCCGCATGGCACCGCGCACCAGCATGATGATCAGCGCCAGGAGCATCGCAATGATCACGCCGATGGCGAAATACTCCCACCCATTGCTCGCCCGCTGCACGACCACCGGCGCGGGCGCCTGGTGCACCGTCGCGACCTGCTGGTAGGAGTTGAGGAATCCGCTGAGTTTGTTGTACGCGGCGAAGTTGCTGACGAACGTGTGCGCCGGGTCGATGGTGTTCGCCCGGGTGAGCGCGTTGCGCGCCTCGGCGGTGTTGCCCATGCGCACGTCGATCTGCGCGAGGAAGTAGTACGCCTTGGCGTTGCCGGGTTGCTGGTGAACTAGGTCCAGGGTATGAGCACGCGCTGCGCTCCAGTCGCGCGCGGCGACGTCCTGGTCAATCTGCGGGTTGAGGCTCATTGCGATGCTCCAGTGGTTGGGCCGTCAATTTGAATGACGGTGAGGTTGCCGGTCTTGTAGGCACCGGTGTCGATGTAGAGGATGTTTTGAAGCGTGGTCGGTGTATCCACGATGGAGTGGCCGACGATTAGTCGATGCAGGTCGTTGATCGGTTCCGGCATGGTGCGGTCTTCATCGAATGCATCAATGATCTTGCGCGACCATAGGCATTTCTCGATCAGCTCGCGCTTTTTGTTGTTCGAGGTGGCGGACTCGAAATCGGCGATGAACTGGCCCCACGAGTTACCCTGGATCTCTGCATGCACAATGCCCACGCGGCCATGCGAGGTGTCGATCTCGATGGCGTAGGGGAGGGTGGCGAACACCTGGGCGATCGCGTGCCGCTGCTCATCCGTCAGCTTGAGGAACCATAGGCCGCCATTCTTGAGGTAGTGCTCTGCGTCGTGCCTGCCGGCGGCCACGCCCATCGCGATCATTTCGTGATTTCCCGGCACCGAGTGGAACCATGGCCTGCCGATCCACTCGACGGACTCGACAGAGAACGGCCCGCGATCAACCAGATCGCCAACGGCAAACAGGCGGTCGCGGGACGGGTCAAACTCGACCATCGCCAGCTTGCCGCTCAGCAGCTCAAAGTGGCCGTGAACGTCGCCACATGCGAAGTCACGGCCAGCGGTATTGCGGGCAAAACGTTGGATGATCACGCTCCCACCTTGCGCTTGCCGCGCTCCAGGTAGTTGACGCTTAGCCAGTGCATCAGCACGGCGCCGGTGACGGTAGCAGTCACGTAGATCAGGCCTATCCCAGTGATCTCCGCAAGCGGCATACCTGGCTTGGCGACCATGCCGATCAGGATGAATTGGCTGATGAACCAGACGCCATTGCTGATGACGGACGCAATGGCGTGGTAGCCATAACTTCCGCTATTGCGCGCGCGGCTCACTAGCGTGAACGCGGCCGTCTGGACCACTAGCAGCAGGAACCACAGAATGGTGCTCATGCCGCCTCCGCCTCTTCAATGCCATCGGCGTATATTTCGCAGGACTCGCCGCATCCACCGCCTGGAATATCCAGCGCTGACGGGGGTTGAACTGGCACATTTTTGTCGCGGAACGAATCGAATGGATGCTGGGCCAGGTCGAACAGATCATCGACGGTCATGTAGTTGCGAAAAAATGTACGCGGACCAGTGCCAGATCCGGCATGTGCGTACTGCGCCTCCATGCGGCGGGGAAAGTCGAATGCTTCCGGGCACTCCTTTACGAGTGTCAAGTGCTTGCGCAGGCTTTTCTTCCAGCACCATCGGCAATTTCCAAAGTGCTCCGGTATTCCCAGGTCAAACGGCTGCGTCCGCCACCAAGCCAGGACGTCGTCTTTCGTAATCCCATCGGCGATAAGCGGATAAATGAAACGCTTCTCACTAGCCATCGAATCCATGCGGTCAAATTCGTCCGCGCGGATGCCGATAGCAGTGTCGTACGTTCCCGGCCCCCATCCGATCGAGCGCAGATAGCTCGTGATAGCCCTGAGCTTCAATTCACGCGTGCATGCGCCAGGAAAGCCCTTGTTTGGTATCCCGTATTTCGCGATGACGGACTCAAAGACGGCGCCGCTCCTATCGGCGGTGTCGAAGCTCACGACTTTGTGCGTAGTCCCGTTCCCGCGACCGGGGTTGACGACTGCCTCAAGCCATACGATGCCGATGCCCCACTCACAATCAATCTTGTGAACGAATTCAAGTGTCCGTTCATCCTCTTGAGAGGTATTGGCGAACGTCACGACGACGTTTGTATCGCGGGTTTTATCGATGAGTCTGCGCAGCATGAGGCCAGATGTTCGACCACCGCTGAAACTGATCACGAGTCGGCGATCATCAACGGCCGCCTTAGTGCTGGATGGTTTCGTCACCTGGAGCCCCCTTTATGCTCGATAGGGGGCTGATTCTGGTGTCACGACTTTTGTTCCTGGGTGGCCGCCTTCATTGCGTTGCGGACATGTTCCGCATCATTTGCCATGTACCGGCGGTGACCCGGATAGACCTCGCCATACAGGGCGCCGACGATGAGGGGGTAGACCCAGCTCTGCAGGTATGGCGCCATCGTCAGTTCATTGAACGGCGGCGAGCGGTCTGGAATACGGATCGAGCTACCGATCGTTGAGCGCAATGCGACGGCGATCTCTTCCGAGGCACGAAAGCCTGGGTGATCCGGAATGAGGTGCGACGCGATCAGCAGCAGGCAGTCGCGCTGGTACTGAGTCAGGTTCGGACGCTCGGCGCGACCATCCCGCCAGTTCCAGCCAGTTTTCTGGATGCCGTCGATCTCGGGCGTCTTGCCGAACGGCAGGACCGCCCTGCACTGCGGACAAACGCCATAGGGCGTAGGCTGACCTGGCTCAAGCGCGCGCACGTGCTCGGCTTCGAGCGCGGTGATTTCGTAGTGGTGACCGGTCCAGTCACAGGAAACGCAGGCAATGATGCTCATATGGGGTCTCGGTGGTGATAGACGGCCATCCGTGGCCGGGTTAATTAAGCGGCATGAGCCATCTGCTCGATCGGCACCAGCACGCAGCGCGTAAGCGCGGTCTCTTTGGCGCCGTTCCATTCGTCGTGCTCTTTGACCGTGCCGGTCAGCAGCGCCTGCTCGCCGACCTTGAGGCCCGAGCCATGCGAGGTGATCCACTTGATGAGGTTGCCCCGCGCATCAGCGAACTTGATCAGGACGCGGTCGCCCCATTCATTGCTGCCGATAACGCGCTGGTCTTTCAGCGTCACAAGCATGTTGCGTAGGCGCTCTTTCACGGCTCCCACGTGCTGCGACAGGGCTCCGGCATTGGCATCGCCCTCGCGCTTCGCCTTGAGCTCCATGGCGCGGTTGTAGGCGGCGATCGCGCTGATGATCAAGGGGATGCGCTTTTCTTCGTAGATGTCATCGCCCATGCACAGTGTTTTGAGGTTGTGCTCGTACTCCGATCGCGCACCCATCGTCTCGCGCACCCACTTGATGACGGTCTCGGCTGTGGCGTAGTCGTCCGGCGTCATCGAGTCCAGGATGCGCTGCTTGAACGCCTGCTCTTTGCCGGTCAAGCGTGAGGCGAACAGGACAAAGCCGACATGGTCGGCCGTCGATTCAGTACGCAGGTTCTCCGCCTGAGACTTGGAGCACCAGCCGAACAGGCGCACGCATACGGCGGCCAGCGACATGACGCCCGTGAGGCTGCCGCTCCAGGAGCCGCCACGGCAGTAGGACTCCTCGGATTCACGCGCCTCAGTCCAAAAGCCGAAGCGGTTCGCGATCGCGGTGGGATTGTCCATGCCCAGGTAGTCATGCAGGCAATTGCGGCCGATCTGGAGCTGCTGGCGCGTGTAGATGTCGCGCACGACGAACACCTCATTGCGCTTGCGGTCGGTTTTGCAGTGGTCGCAGTAGCCGTTCGAGTGACGGAAGCGCTCATCGAGATCCGTCACGCCAGGGATCGTGTCGACGATGTTTCCTGCCGGCGTCAGCTCGATGCGGGCGAGGAACTCGTGACTGCCGTAGCGCGGTGCGGAGCCGGTGATGATCAGGTCGGTGTAGCCGCACTCGACCTCGCGCTCGACGCCATCCCAGTCGGTGACCGTGTTCTTTACCATGCGGGAGTCACCGATGGTGACCGTGATGTCCGGGCATCCGTAGCGGTGAGCCTTGGCAGCCAGCTTCTTGAGAGCGGTCAGCGCCTCATGCATGCGCCAGGCCAGGACTCGAACGGTGTGGGTCTCGGTATTCATCGGCATTTCCCCCTGAGTGGAATTGATCGAATTTGATTACGTGATCGAATTTGAGCATGTATCGAATTTGATTACAAGCCCCTCATTGCGAGAGGCTTGCGTATGGCCGATCAGGCCGCGTGCGTGATGCGCGCTCGGGCGATCTCGACGTATTCAGGCGTCATGTCGATGCCGATGAACCGGAAGCCCTCGCGCATGGCGGCCTTGCCCGTGCTACCGCTGCCCATAAACGGGTCCATGATTACCCCCCCCCTGTGGAGTGACGAGGCGGCAGAGGTAGGCCATCAGGTTTGTTGGCTTGACCGTCGGGTGATGGTTGCCATTGCGAGCGGGCCAATCGGCATCCTCGCGATCGCGCATCGTTGCGTCGGTGCCGACGGCGGGAGCATCGCCGCCGCCTATGCCTTCGTTGCGATCGGTGCGCGAGGCCTTGGCGCAGTAGAAGAAGCGCGCGGCGCTGCCGGCGTCGAGACGGCGCATGCCTGGTTTCATCTTGAAGCCGACGGCACCATCGTTGGCACTGTCGGCGCTGGCTTCGCCTTCGCGGCGCATGCGGCCGTAGATGCCGTTGGTTTTCTCGCTTTGTGCATTGGAGCTCGCCACTGGCGCAAGCTGACCAGCAGCCTGTGGGAATGCGGCAAGCACTTCCTCGCTGCCGTCATGGATGACGTTGGCGGGCCAGCGGCCGACTGTGTCTGGCTTGTTTGCCGTTGCCGGGTCATAGTTGTCACCCAACCCAGTTTGCGAAGGTCGTCCGTTCGCCTGGGACTTGTAGTCGCCGTTTAGCTCGACGCGACACGCATCGATGTTCATGGCGCCGGTACCGTGTGCCAGGACATTGGCTGCAACAGTTCCCTTGAACGGCTTGCGCGCAACACAGATCGGCTCATGCGCTGGCTTGAGCGCGGTGCCCCAGCCTTGCCATTGGCGCGCTTCATCTGTCGCTGGTGCAAAATCCCAGTGCGAGTCCTCCACTTTCTGCGGGTCGTTCATCCATGGACGAGCGTAGCCGCCATCGGCGGCGCCAACTGTGCCGCCATCACGCAGTCCGGCGAGGTTGTCGCGCCCGACGAAATTCTCATGGCCTGGCTTGGGTGTCAGGCGCTCGGTGCGCACCGCGCCGGCTGCCTTGTCGATCGCCTTGCCGACATCCATCGACTTCGGAAACCCGCTGCCGTAGATCCACATGATCTGATCGCGCATCTCGAAGCCGGCGTCCTCGATCGCGCATGCCATGCGGTGATAGGTACGCGAACCGGAGAATGCGAGAAGGTGTCCGCCGGGCTTTAGTACGCGCAGCGCTTCGCGCCACACATCGACATTGTTGGCGATTCCGGTCTTATCCCAGCCTTTGCCCATGAAGCCGAGCTCATACGGCGGATCGGTGATGATGGAATCGACGGAGTTGTCCGGCACGGCGCGCATCACGTCGATGCAGTCGCCATGATGAAGTGCGAATCGCTCGGTCACGTTATTCCCCTTGCTGTTTTCAGTAGGGGTCTGATGTTCGTGTCACGACCAATTGCGCCCGCAAGGTGCTTGGTTATCTCGCTGATGTGCGCCCCAAAACAGAATAACCCCGCCGGAGAGAGGTTCTTTGCTTGTTCGTTCCCTGATCTGTGATCAGGTCACCCTAGCTTTTCCCCTGGAAGATCCAGGCCGATACAGATGCGATGTTGTTGCCGCTGTACGTGTAGGTCTTAACCCATGACTGAATGCCAAGCGTGGCCGTATCCGTGAGGATCTGGTTGCTCCCGTTGTACGTATATGCGTGTGCGCATGCGTTCGGGTCGAACGGGTGCATGCCGGTCGAGTCATTTACCTGGATATTGACTGCTGTCATGGCGCGCTTAGCTCGGTGAGGTAGGACCCCATTCTGCTGTCACGACGCGCACAAAAAGAGAGACGGCTCGTCTCACGACGATCCGTCTTAATGGCGCCAAGGGGGAGGGCGCCGGGCTGCAGTGGCCGGGTCCATGGTTGGACACCGGAGAGCGTCATCGCCTTGGTGAGCTATCACCTCACCAACTAACTGATACTCCGTCTCCACCCGCTTGGGGGTGATTGTTTGAGGATGGCCGGGTGCTATCCAGGCTATTCCGACCTCTTCGGCGGGAATTCATGCGTTTCACCCTCAAGAATGGCCGCTGCTGCTCCGCGTCCGGCGCTGCGCTGACGGAGTCGAACCGTCCATGTGTTTCGGTCTTCTGGACCTGTCACTGCCACCTACACCAGCGGCCATTCTTGAGGATGCCGGTTGCGCATCCGGCGCCGCTTTTACGGCCGCTTGTGGGCTCGACTACCAGCCGACCCCTGATCCTCGTCACCTCCCGAGCTATCCACGGGCTGCTTTCTCAGGGTGTCATGGCAATCCGTCTCACGACGGCCTGGCGATACCCGCCAGCGGTATTGGGTCTCGTGTGCCCGCGACCCGAATTCAGTGCCGGTCTTTCCCGGCTGCCAAACGCGTTCGGTGACGAAGTGCGTTAGAACTTCGGATCAGGCGGCAATGCGCTGATCGTAAATGCTGTCATTTGCATTTAGAGTTTTTCGCCGATTACGTCGGTCGACTCTCGCGCTGTCCAGCTCAGCTCGTATCCCCCGTCGAAACCTGGGCAGGCCCATCAGATGCGTTCTGTCGCCCTATCTGCTCACCCTTGGCTGACCATGCGTTAGCTACGTCGTGCGGGGTGAGTCTCATTTTTCAGGCTTGACGATCAAAACGCATGTGGTGGACCTGGCGGGAATCGAACCCGCGTCCGAAGAACCTTACCTGCCTTCATACAGCGATAATCCATAGCGTGCCAACGACGACTAACTACGGCCCTGCAATTCAAATGTAAGGGTGCTGATTCGACTCAGCGGCATCACTTGGGCGAGAGCGTAGGAACTGAATCTACGGGTTTAGCACCCCTCGTGTTTCCCATCCTGTCCTCCCTACTTTGTTTCGCTCGCGGATCACTGGGCAGATCACCGTTCGCTACTGATTTCGTTCGACAACCCTTACATTTGACCTGCCGCCGGTTACGTCTCCGGTGCGGAGTTCCACCGCCGTGTTCAGTTCCTTTATGCCGATACATCCAAGACTTTCTCTGGTGCCGGTTGCACGAATCGAACGCGCGACATTCAACTTACAAAGTTGCTGCTCTACCAACTGAGCTAAACCGGCTAAATCTAGTCCCCGTAACTCTCCGAGGTGTCACGCCATGGTCCAACCGGACTCCTGATCGCAGGCGTTCCTGATCGCGATTACACCGTTCCGTTTAGTGTCCCGATCCTTCCAGCGATCTATCGGGCGAGCATTTACGCGTGGGGATTTCAGGTCCTTGAGCGCATCTGGTGCTTAATTCTTGTGCCGGACTTCCCTATCCAGCGATGCCGCGTGGCATGGGTGAATCATGCTGTCACGACTTGGCGGCTTGCTGATCTCGGCGCTGAGAAATCAGCTTTCCAGCAGCCTGCTTGCGGATGAGTGCGTGCGTGCGGACGATGATCTCCCATTCCTCGATTTCCAGGCGGCGGCAACCATCGATATCCATGCGGAACGACTTGGCCGGCCCACTGACGACGACACCTTTTTCCGAGGATTCAGCGGCAGCTACTTCCATCTCGACATCCGGCGTCCACATCGCGAACGGTCCGTTGCTGCTGATGTAGAGAAAGCCGCACGGCGCGGCCGGGTGGCCTATCAGGCGGGAACCATGGAACTTGCCTTTCTTGCTGTAGGAGAGTTGCGTGGGAATGCCGAGCGTTGCAGCAATGGACTCGGATGGATTCTTGTATCCGCCGATAGCCCTGAGCCGCTTGGCCGTCTCGGACTTGCTGCGCGGTCGGCTGACGCCGTTCACGTCAGGTGCGGTGAAATCCTTCGGTCGCGGCTTGGACGGGTCCAGGTGCAGGCCGATGAGCGAACCGTCGAACTTGCTGGTCGCGACTCGCGTGGTGCAGAACTCGTCGGCGAGCTCGCGGATCTTGTCGGCGATGACCTGCTTTTCGGCGATGTGGTCCTGGATGAGATCAAGGGCAACGCCGCCCTCGATCATAAAGATCGCGTTCTCAATCACGTATGCCCCCTTGGTCGGTATGGGTGTGGGGGCCGATGGTGGTGTCACGACTATCAGATCCACCCATTGATGCCGCTGCGCGCACTATGGCTCGGCGTGCGGCGTAGATTGCGTTTCCATCGTGCTTATGAGTCAGGCGCGAGTTCTCGCCGAACAGTACGATGACGCAATTCGGTGATTGCCAGTGGTCAGGTCCATTCGATTGCATGCCGATACTAAGTTGAACTGCCAGTCGCAGCGCATCGCCGTCATTGGTGAGTGGATTCCATCCGCAAAATCTCTGTTCATACATTGACACCGGCGTGCGCACAAGGATGTCGCGGCATAGAGGATCGTTCAGGCGTGCGCGCTCAACGATAATGCCCGCAGCCTTGGCGGCCAGCATGAGCAGCTTTTCGTCATCCACGAGCGCTCTCCATCTCGATATCCCGCCGAGCATCCCACTGCGCGATGGCCCATATGATGGCGCGGCAGTTCCAGATGAACCTGCCGGTGTACTCCTTGAAGCGCATTTCCCAGCAGTCTGTGAACTCGAAGTCGCCGGAGTTGAACTCGTAAAGTGCGCGGTATGCGTCATGCTCGTTATCGGCATTCAGCACGTCCTCGCGCAGCTCGCGGAAGCATTCGAGCTGCTTGCTGAACTCGCCCGACTCGCGCCAGTAGTCGCGCACGCGCTCGATCACGGCCCGGCGGAACGTCTTCTGGCAGAACTCGGTGATGCCGTCCTGCTTGTCCTGCGCGTCGCACTTTTCCGCCCAGTAGCTGGGGTTGATGTAGTCAGTATTTCCCTTGCTGCGGAAGAACTCGAACATATCGGTAAGGCGGCTGAATACGTAGGTACCGCAATCGCCGTTGATGCAGAGAGTGCCCGGCCACGTGACGATGTCGAACCAGTAGGTTCTGGTGCCCGGCTTCCTGAATCGCAGATGCCGGTACACGCCATCGGCCCGAATCACTTTCATCTGGTGCTCGTCGACGTCACCGGCGAACATCTCGGGGGTGCATTTGAAGCTCATGCGTCATCACCTAGGTGAATAGCTGTCCCGCAGATCGGCTCAGGCACAACCGAGCACTGGACCGTGACCCAGCGGAAGTGTTCAAGGAACGTGATCTTAAACTCCACCGCAAACTCACCGCGAGCAACCCGCTCAAATGCCTGCTCGGGGAGTATTGGCACGCACTTCACCGCGCTCCGTGAGATCCAGGCGCAGTCAGGGATTCGCTCAGGGACCGGTATGCCAACGCTGCGCAGATCACCGGCGGTGATGCACGTTTCCTGGTTGTACTCGCTCATGAGGTCGCTCCCTCTCGTTCTGCGACAGACTGGTACTCGCTCGCCAGCCATCCGGTTATCTCGCCCCATTGATCACGCGTGGGGTAGGTGTAGTAAGTGATCGACTCGACGACATGCTGAACCGGGCTGGTCGGGTCGATTGTGAATCGATCGATCGGCATGGGCTTCAAGCAACGAATCACCTGGTCCGGCCTGATTCCACTCGTATCGACAGAGATGCCTTTCAGCGGGCCATCGATCAGTTGCACGCGCGTCATCGGGGCGACCTTGTCAGCCTGCAGCTTGCGCAGGAACTGGTCGGCTACGGTGTTCGTCGCGCTCATGCGTTGCCGCCCCATACCTCGCCAACAGCCACCCACGCCACGCTGGTACCAGGCGCCGCATAGACGCTCATCGACTTGCCGCTGATGCCACGGATCATCACGACGTCGCCGGCCTTGTCGCTTTGCGCCCTACTTCCGACAGTGGCGTACATCTCCGCCGGGAACAGGATCTCTTGCTTGCCGCTGGCATCGATGACCACCTCGCCGAACTGGACAATGCGGTTCCGGCTGACGTGCACGTATGCAGATTTGATTTGCTCGGGGAGGCTCTCGCTCTCGCCGAAAATGCGCTGGATGATGCTTTCCCGCGTCGATACGGGGATTGCGACAGTCTGGGCTGCTGCGTTCAGCAGCTTCATGAAATCACAACGTTGCATTTTGGTCTTCCTTTTGTCCGTCAGTTACGGTTTCGCCATACACGCTGGCGACATAGGCGCGCATGGCTGCGATTAGTGGGGTAGGGCCGGCGTACCACGCCCCAGCGTCGTCGGTGGTGTTGCGCTTTGCTGCACACCAGTCCGGGCTCATCAGCTTATCGACGCAGATGGCCTCACGCTCGATGATCGGGCCGCCATAGGTCCAGTCAGTGGAGAAATGACGGAGGCCGGTGCCGAAAAATCCGCACTTGAGTTCTTCGGCGGTGAATACTTCGGTGTAGCGCGGCTTGTTGCCATCTTTGTCGCGGTGCTCCATCCACGGCTCCCGGTACGTCGGCGGCTGCACCACCGCCAGCTCATACGCGCCGCGCTTTTCCAGCCAGAAGCGGTATCCCATGGAGCGGGCAACCCAGTAGTCCAGCAGCTTGCCCTCAAGTTCTTCAATTCTCACGGATGCATCCTTTTAGTTGTGTGCCCTGCGCGCCTGCATGGCGGCTCGGTGCTCGGCGAAAGTCATGGATGGGTGCAGCTCCTCGCTCGGCGTGCCGCAGAATGGGCATTCAGTGAGCGCCGGGCCATGGACCATGTAGCACCTATCACATATGCGTGTGGCCGGCGGCTTCCCGCATATCTCGCGGACGGTCGTACTAAGATCGTGGGTCTCATACTTGTTCGTCCACACGCGCAGCGGCTTGGCTGATCCGGTCGCGGCGATGTTCTGGTCATCCTCGGTGATGCGCCACAAGATCTTGGGATTGCAGCGGGCAGCAAAGAAGTGCCGGCCCTCGTGCGTGGTTGCGCGTTCATTGCGGCCGATGACGTTCCACGTCATGCCACCGACCGTGACGGTCTTGGAATACTTCATTGCGTGTCACCCCTTCGTGCATTGATAGCCGGCAGCTTACGGCAGTGATCAAATTCGAGCAACTATATTTGATCAATATCTGTCTGAGTCGTCCACAATATGGACGCCACTTGAGTTGGGCGAGTCTGGTGTCACGACTTTTATTCAGGTAGCCCATGTGATGTGCATCAGCCGCGCGAGTGGCGGCCGATGGAGTGCCAGGCCAGTTGGTCCGGCCTGGACTTATGCCGCCGATGCGGCGGCAGTGTCGCTGGGTAGGGTGGCGCAGTTTACAGAAGCACATGCGCACGCAATTTGAACTAGCCCCCGGCTTAGGCTGGGGGATTTTTTGCGTTTACGCGTGCTCGGTCGCCATGGTTGCCATGGCCGCGCGAGTGAGGAAGCCTGAGCGAGACTCGCCAATAGAGCCTACGTGGGCATCGATGTTGTGCAGGATGCGCTCAGGAATCGTCACGTTGATGCGCACGGCCTTGTCGTTGAGCTTGGACAAGTCCACCGACACGAGAACCCAGATACGGTCCCGAAACTCTTTGCGCTTGCGGAGGTCTTCGATCTTTGATGCGGCCGGCGGCGCTACGGGCTCATCCTCGTCAAACCAAAGGAGCATTGCCTCCTCGGAGTTGCTGATTGCTTCATCGAGCGTGTCGCCGGCAGAGAAGCAGCCAGGCAGATCGGGTACGGTCACGCCATAGGCGGTCTTTTCGTCACCGATTTCAATAGCGATGGGGTAGCGCATGGTCATTCTCCGTTCTTTCTAAAAGCAGTGTTTCTTTCTGTGTAGCGCCAGCACCTTAGAGTCCGGCTTGCTTCATGATCGAGGAAACCGTTCCCTTCTGCAGATCATGCTTGGGATGCGGGACGATCACCGTTACGTTCGCAGCGTTGCGCATCTTGTGGTGGCTGCCCCGGATGCTGACGACAGCGAAGCCGTTGGCCTTGAGTAGTTTGATGAGGTCTGCGCTGTTCATGGTGTGCATTGTACACACAAAATCGAAATGTGTACACACTAATACACACTAATTATTCATCAGGTCAGCATCGGTCACTTCGTCCTTGGGCGTGGCAATCATGTCTCCATCTATATAGGTGAAGCGCCAGAATTTCCGATGCATGAACACGCCGGCATGACAGTGGTAGCACTGGATGCCTACCTGCTGCATGACGCAGCATGGCCTCCCGCAGGCGTCGCACGCGCCGGGTGGGCCGAAGGTCTCTTTGTGGATCGTCCTGGACATTGGGCGATCGTATCGGTGTAGCGTCTCAGCGGGCGCGAACGGATTAGGCGCATGTCACCATCTTCGGCTGGGGCGATTTTTTCAGCCATGTGGCATCATCCTCTCCTTTGGAGAGTACGGAAAATCTCATGGACTATTACTCGGTATGGCCGGCATTTCTCATCGCTGCGCTGCTTGTTGGGATTTTCTCGCTCCCACTGTTTTCAGCGCTTGACCAGGAGCCGCATGCTTCTGGTAGCCGTATCAGCAACCTTGACGGTCTTAGGTTTTTTTTGGCGCTGGCAGTTTTGACCCAGCACACATCCATAAGGCGCATCGCTGCAACGACCGGCATCGTCGCACTACCTCCATCACCGTTCTTTTCCTACGTAGGAAGCTTCGGCGTAGCGGTGTTTTTCATGATCACCGGCTTTCTTTTCTGGGGTAAGTTGCTCGAAAAAGGCGGAAGGCCAAAATGGGCTGAGCTTTACGTCAATCGATTCTTTCGCATCGTTCCCCTGTACTGGTCGCTGATCGCTGCATATTTCGTTTTCGTACTCGTCAGAGCTGACTTCCATATCGCCGTATCATTAAGGATGGCGATAGGGCAGGCATGGAGGTGGCTAGCATTAGGCGCCTATCAGCTACCGCCGCCATTTCTTGATGACACGCACAGCATGTCGGTCGTCGGCCAGACGTGGACGCTGTTCTACGAGTGGACCTTTTATGTGTCACTGCCGGCTCTGGCCCTGCTGGCTCCTTGTCGGCATGCGTGGGCTGCGATATGCGTCGGCCTAGCCCTAGCGCTGATCATTGGCCACCAAACTCAGTCACGATATTGTTTCTATGTCGGATTTTTCTTGGTTGGCATGCTGACGGCATCATTTTTGCGGATGATGCCGAAGATCCATGGGGATGGTGAAGTTCGATCGGTCGTAGCTCTGCTGTCTCTGCTGGAAGCGTTCTACCTTGGGCATGATTCATTTTCGGTGTACGGCGTCATCTTTCTTGGTGGGTTCTTCGCGCTTGTCGCGTCGGGATCTTCCCTGTTCCGCCTACTTCATGTGACTGGTGCCGTTCGCCTTGGGCATGCCAGCTACAGCATCTACTTGATGCATGGCCTGGTGCTATCAACGATCTTTCTTCCGGGAGTGCTTGGAGTAGCGGCTAACCGATCGCCAGCGGAATTTTGGTCTATCGCGGCCATGACGGCTCTTTGCGTAGCCCTGTTTTCCTGCGCTACCTATCTTTTCATCGAGAGGCCGGGTATCCGCTTAGGGAGATCTGTGTATGGGAAAGTAGGGCGTCATCACCATGCCCATGTGCTTGCGCAGGAAGCCTGACGATGATCGGCAGGCTTCCTGCGCTGACATACATCTATATGTGGTGTTGCTGCGCAATGCGAAGTCGCTATAGAGCGTCTGACTGCAGGGTCCCTGGCGGGGACCCGAACTATGGAGCCTTCTCGGTAACTTTGAAACACTGCACATGAATTGCACAAAACATACTTAGAATGGCTTATAGCGGATCGTTGCGTTGCCCCTCTTGGGCACCATTTGTAAATTGCGGTAGGTTGCAAAACACCGCAAATCAACGAAGAAACAAGCACTTAGGCCACTCCGAAAGGGTGGCCTAAGTTGCTTTCAGTTGCAGTGAGTTGCTCAAAGTTGCACCATGTTGCACACGAACTGCACAAGGGATTGCACATGGCGAGCATCTTCAAGATCGGCAAACGCTGGCGCGCGCAGGTGCTGATCGGCGGCGAGCGTCAAGGACGGGTGTTCGACACCAAGTCAGAAGCGTCACAGTGGGCGATGATGACTGAGGCCGAAGGGCGCAAGGCCCCGGCCGTGACAATGCTGGTAGGCGACGCTCTAAGTCGGTTGCACAAGCTCTACGTGAACGAAGATAAGAGCCGGTCTGACATTTCCCGGTGCAAGCGACTGATGGATGATCCCATAGCCAAAAAGCGCCTCGCTGACGTGAACAAGGATGACTTGATCGACTACCGCGACCGCCGGGCAAAGTCGGTTGAAGACGCCTCCATCCGGCGCGAGCTCAACCTGATTCGTGGGATGTTCCGCCGCTGCCGCGAGGAATGGAACTGGATGACACACAACCCCTTCACGGGGTTCAAGGGTCCGGCATCACCTGAGAGCCGTGGGCGGCGTATCACTGCCGACGAAATAGCAAGGGTGCGTCATGCGTTCGGTATAGGGGAAAGCCTAGCGGCGGTGACAATCACGAACCGTATCGGCTTAATGTTCCTGTTCGCGATCGAGACGGCGGCGCGGTCTGGTGAGATTGTTGGGCTTACGTGGCCTCACGTTCACCTTGATGCGAGATATGTGCATTTTCCAAAAACAAAGAACGGCGACAAGCGGGATGTTCCGCTGTCGTCGTTTGCCGTTCAGATTCTGGAAGCACTTCCGCGCGATGCCGGGCAGCCGTGCTTTATGATGGATGACGGCCAGCGCGATGCAAACTGGCGTAAGTGGCGCGACCAGGCAGCGCTAGATGACTTGCACTTTCACGATACGCGCGCCGAGGGCGTGTGGCGCCTCTCGAAAAAGCTTGATGTGTTGCAGCTTGCGCGCGTGATTGGTCATCGTGACCTGAAATCGTTGCTGATTTACTACCGCGAGTCGGCCACCGACATGGCCGGCAAGCTCGATTAGGCCGTCTTTCGTCCGGATCGATACGACCAGTCTCGCACGTCATCGGGATGCCAGCGACGCATGCGCCGGCCAATCTCAACACGCGGCTTTGGGAACGTCGGCATTTTGCTGATGCGGTTTACGAACGTCCACCGAGCTATGGTTAGATACTCCGCGCAGTCCTCCGGCGTCCAAAGCTTTTCGTGTTGCTGCTGCGTGGCGCTGGTCATTGTTTTCTCTCTTTCAAAAATATGTGATCACCGACCGTGCAGACGACGACCATTCGCTTTGCCCAGTAGGGCTTAGGGTGGTGTCGCTCGTAGAAGTAGGTGGCGCCGGGGCAGATCTCCGGCGTTCGATGCGCTGGCGCTTGTGACAGCGCTGGAGTAGTCATCAGAGCGAGTGCCAGGATCAGAACCATGAGTTCAGCTCCCAGTCCGGGTCGCGAGCATCGGCACGAGCCTGATCAGCATCGTCTTGCCACTGCTTGATGCGCCCCGGGACTCGCTCATCGACCATTGCCTTGATGCGCGGCTCGATCGCTGCGCGTACCCGCCGGATGAATTCGCGAGGGTCGTCGGTATGGGCCTGGATGATCAGCATCCGCGCCAAGGGAGCGAACGGGAAATCGCCGTGCTCTACCGACTCGGACAGGGCGGTCTCCAGGTCCTCGACGTCCTGCTCGATCTCCTCGCGCAGTTCCACGGCGGCCCGCTCCTCGGCGGCGGCATCGTCGTCATCTTGGTCAACTTGACGCAGATGACGCGCCAGATCCTGTTCAACGGCTCCCATTTTCGGACGCCTCCATTTGCTGGATGCGAAGGCGCAGACGGTTGCCAACATCTTTCGTGTTTAAATTCAACTCGCGGGCACCCTTGCGTAGGCGGGTTGCTTCACCGATCAGGGATGTGTGTCCGGAACGACCTGCGTAGCTAATGGCTAGCTCGATATCGGCCTGAATAATTCTCAGCCTGGTGCTGAGTAGGTCTGCGCCCTCAAGGCGCTCCTCTAGTCGTGCTTTGCTGGTGGTCATGCGTCACCCCTTTGGTGTGGGGTGCATCGTGCTGTCACGACAAATGGCGCGACACATTGACCTTCGTCATAGTCGTGACAGCACCATTTACATATGAAGGAATCCGCCCTCGTTACTGCCCACAACGACGCAGCCCCCGCCGATGAGCGGGCGCAGGCTAATGTCGAATTGCAGAAATCCACCATGCCGCGCGGCCTTGGCGATCTGCTGCCCGGCGCGGACGTGCGCGAGGCGATCAACTGGATCTCTAATCAGTATGAGGAGCAGCAGCTAGCGAAGGCGCTCTCCAAGCCGAACGTGATTCCGTTCCCGTCCAAGGCGGTTAAGAATCACGAGGCGGGTATGCAGTCGGTCTGGATCGACGACATGCAGGTATCGACCATGGGCGACTACTACGAGAAGCCCTCGGCTTTTGGTTTCGACGCCGCTCGTTCGATGGTTGATCAGACCCCGATCCTTAGCGCGATCATCATGACGCGCCAGCGCCAGGTGCAGCGGTTCTGCCGGCCACCATCGAGCGTGCGAGGACCTGGCTTCCAAGTCCAGACCAAGGACGTCAACCAGGAAGTTGGCGCCGACCAGAAAGGCTCGATCCAGGCCCTGCAGGACTTTTTCCTGAATTGCGGCCGTGAGAATCGCCCGCGTCAGCGTCAGCGTCTGAAACGCGACGATTTCTCCAGCTTCATGGCGAAGCTGACCCGCGACACCCTGACGATGGACTCGATGCCCATCGAGACCGAGTTCAAGCGAAATCGGAATCTAGGCCTGGATGGCATGTATGCGGTCGACGGCGCCACCATCCGCCTATGTACGGAAGACGGCTATGAGGGCGACGACGAGATTTTCGCGCTCCAGGTCGTGCAGGGCCGTATCCGCTCGGCATATACCTACAACGACCTCATCTATGTGCCGCGCAACCCGTGCACAAGCATCGTGGTCGGCGGCTATGGCGTGAGTGAGACCGAGCTGCTCGTGCGCGTGGTAACGGGTTTCCTCAATGCGTTCAGCTATAACACCAAGTTCTTTGACTCGAACGCCATCCCCAAGGGCATGCTCCACTTGTCGGGCAACTATGACGAAAGGGACATGAATGCGTTCAAGCGGTACTGGAACGCGATGGTGAAGGGCATCAACAACTCATGGGCGCTTCCCGTGATGGTGTCCAAGGATCAGGAGAGCTCCGCCAAGTTCGAGAAATTCGGCGTTGACGTCGACGATGTGATGTTCGCGAAGTGGATGACGTTTCTCACGTCCATCATCTGCGCGCTCTACAGCATCGCGCCGGATGAGATTAACTTTGAGTCGTTCAGCGCCGGCACGTCTAGCCTATCCGGCTCCGACACCGATGAGAAAATCACCAACTCCAAGGACAAGGGCCTTCGCCCGCTGCTTACGTATTACGAGAATCTTTTCTCCGACTACATTGTGCAGGAATTCTCCCCGGATTACGTGTTCCGCTTTACCGGCCTCGACCCCGAGGACGACAAGGCACGCCAGGAAATGCGCAAGCTGGTACTGACCGTGGATGAAATCCGCGCGCAGGAAAGCTACGACCCGTGGCCGGTTAAGGGCAGCAAGATGGGCGACGCTCCCGTGAATCCGGCGCTGCTTGGCGTCTGGCAGATGGAGCAGGGGATGGCGCCACAGCCTGGCGACGAGGGTGGCGACCAGCCCGGCGCGGCCGGCGGCGATGCCACGGGCGGCAAAGCCACCGGAAAGAAAAATCCCAAGCCGAAGGCCGCGCCCGCAAAGCAAGTCAAGCCAGCGAAGGCGCCGAAGTCAGGCGAAACAAGCGATACAGACACCGACAACGTAGACGATGCAAATGAGCAGGAAGGTGCGGACGATATGACCAAGTCCTTTGGTCTACCGATATTCACGATCGATCCGTAAAGAACCCAGGGCGAGGAAGGCAAGGAAAGCTATTCGCCAGCAGTACCCGCCCGCGCTGTACGGATGCAAGCGCGGGCGATTTTTTATCGTGACGGTAACCTCCCTGCATGTCTCATCTACTCGATATCAGCAAGCTCAGTGATGACCAGTGCGAATGCGCGCTGGAAAGCCTATTCAAGGCGCTCACCGATAATCCCGACGACGACGCCATATGGGCGCAGATGAACTCCCCGTTCCTGCGACGTATGGTCGAGCTATTCACGCAGCGCGGCCTGATGCGCCTGGAAGGATTCCGCAGCGAGTTGGCCCAGTGGCTCAACAATGAGAAGTACGCAGGCGGATCGCGCGGCCCGATCCCCGCCGGCATGATGCAGCGCTGGACATCGGCGGAAATCAGCCTGGTGAAAATGTATCTGGCGAACGTGCCGGCCGATGCATTCACGCTTGAAGACGGCATGATGCTGGTCGACTACCTGGTGCAGCGCTACCTCCCGGTGGGTGATATGCGCACCGAGGCCGAGTGGCTTGGCGTGCGCTCCACGCTGATGGGTCGCGTCCAGGCGAACATGCAGGATCTGTCGCTGCAGCAGGCCGATACCCTGATGGAAAGGCTGCCTACCACCGTGGCCGGCGCAGCGTCGACGTTCCCGATGCTTCCGACGCAGCATGCGGTGCTTGAATACGCGACCGCGCACACGGTGGAGAATGTGCAACGCGTCGCTGATGATGTCCGTCACCGCATGCGCATGCTGGTCATGAAGCGAACCGAGGAGCGGGCACTCGGCGTGCTCGACCCCGGAAAGTTGCAACAGGATCTACTGGAGCAATTTGGTACCCTCAACCGCGATTGGCGTCGCATCGCGGTGACCGAGTCGGTTGAGAATTCCAACCAGGGCTACATCGCCATGATGAGCCCCGGCGACCACGTTAAGCGCGGGGAGCACTACACCGGCGCGTGCGCGTTCTGCCGCAAGATCGATGGCATGGTGTTCGAGGTCGTCGAGCCGGGTGCGCCGGATAAGGATGGGTGGAAACAGGTGTGGCCCGGCAAGACCAACATCGGCCGATCAGCAGCGCCGCGTCAGCGCGTCGACGGCGTGCTGGTCGAGCGCGACCCTGACCAGATGTGGTGGCCGGCCTCCGGTGTGCAGCATCCGAGCTGCCGTGGATTCTGGCTGCCGGAGATCAAGCCGGAGCCCGGTGATGACCCAGCGTTCGCCGAGTGGCTGCGCATCAACCTGAGTGCCAAGCATGCTGACTAAGTCGCACGTGCGCGGCGAGGTGTGGGTCAAACCCACTGACGCCCAGGCCCGCGCCGGTAATTACCGCAAGCCCGTCGTGAAGTGGAAGGGCCTGGACATCGCGATCGAGAACCCCGTTGGCAGCACTCGCACCGGCAAAGGCTGGCAGACGAAGATGCTCCACGACT